AATCAATGGTATTGACATCGGTATTAAAGGACTCTGGTTTTTCTCTGTATGGTTCCATTAAATCATTTATATACTTAACATCTTCTTTAGATATAAAGTTTTTATACAGATACACTTCGTCAGCGTACTTAATTATATTTGGATTATCTGAGAACATACATCAATTCTACCATATTTTAATTACGTGCTAGACCCCTCAATGCCCATTGTATATTACTACGGAATAAGATATAATTTAATTTATATCTCTATAGCTCAGCGGAAGAGCAACAGGTTTCTACCCTGTGTGTCGGGAGTTCGAATCTCTCTAGGGATACAAAGAAAAACCCCCATTCGGAGGCGGATCCAAATGGGGTTTCCTAGTGTATTGCTACACGTTATACTGGGAGCTTAATCTGTGGGATGCTACAACCAGTACATATGAAGTATAAAATGATATATATTCAAAGTCAATACTTAATCCCAAATAGTTGTTTGCTTTTGGTCAAATTCCCAAGACGTTTCTTTATATTTATCATTTTCAGTTAATTCATACAAGATATCCATGAGGACTTTACAGTCTTCATGTTTCCAAGTTAAATTGCACCTACCGTCTTTAACATTAAGGCATTTGTTTAAATAAGACTCAATAACATCAATAGCCTGAAGATTATTCATTATTAATCCCTTTAGTATAAAAAGCTTGGATAGACGTATCTCATCCCAGATTTAACTTCAGCAACCCCATGTGTAATTCTTGAGCCATGGATTACTAGATCTCCAGCTGATGGAGTGTATGATAGATTAAGATCAGGATAATATAATTCCCCGCCCTCAAAATCATCATTTATATAAACAACGCACCCGTATCTTGTAATAGCACAAGTACCGTTGTCATCTCTGTCATTAGTTCCTTCTTCGCCACAACTATCTTCGTGTTCATGCATTGTGTCTTTTTCAAACATTCTTACAAACGTTTCTGAAGGCGTTACGTTATATCCTTGCACAATGGATGCAATTCTTTCTCTTACAAATCGCAGTTCTGGAATTACTTCGGTGACTCTTCCATTGTAAAAGTTAATTGTATTTTCAGATCCGCCTTCACCGTGCCAAGCATCTTCCTTTAAGCTTTTGCATACCTCATAAAGACTAGATGCTTCTTCTTTGCTTAAGAAATTCCTATAAACCCATATTTCTTCTTCATGGATCTTTTCAATATTTACATTATCGCTAAAATTTAGCATCTTTCCTTTTTTTCCAAAAGAATATCTTATAGAAAATTTTTTCTATACGTGCTTCTATTCTGGCTTCCGCTAGCCCAGCAGGGGATTCTTCCCTATAGTACTTTGATTGAAAGTAAGGGTTTTTCATCTGCTTCGAAAATTCATGTGGTGACATAAAATTAGTATACTCCTAAGAGTATACTAATTCAAGATTTATTGATCTACAGAAATAGCCCCACGAGCAATTAAAGCATCTACCATTCCGCCACACATTTGTCGGTATCCGTCTTGAACTGACAGAAGGTGCTTTTCTAGCTCCACAAGGTCTTGCTTCTGCATTACTGCCGCCTGACGCTGTTGAATATTAAGTTGTTCTACCATAATTTCTACAATTGCGTTTTTATTCGCCATCTTTATTTTCCTCAACTGAATAAGAAGGGGTGGGCCCAAGTAGGAACCCCTGTTCATGATATTGTATCATTTTTTGTGTATCTTCGCTACCCACTAATTTATTAGATATTATAGTAAGTAAATCATATATTCTATGTAGCATAATATAATTAACCATGGGTAGGTTATCTTCTAAATTTTGTGGCTGATTATCCTCGGTCATTAGGCCTACCTAAATCTTCCCAGAATTTTTCTCGACCCATTTGGTCGGTTTCTACTATCTGACCTCCGTCAGTTTCTATCGACGTGCTCTTTAAGTTTTCCATAATATTCCGTTCCAATAGTTTTCTTGTAATCACATGAAAGGCAATATAAGTATATCTCATCTTTGTTTGACAGGTTAGGCATAAGAAGGCCCTGATCCATTGGACAATTAATCCTAGGAACAAGGCCTTCCTCTGCTAGAGTTAGGTACTTAGAAACAATTTGAATCTTTTGCAACCTATCTCCTTTTAATCTTTTGGAAACTCTGATATGAGGTTCCTGGCCTTACCGATTGAGTTTGGCCAAGATGACCAATCTTTTCCGCCCTTGGTCATATAATACGTTATCTCTGCGTTTGTTACTGGATCAAATAATTCCTTATTTGAAACTAATTCGAATTTTTCTTTACGATCTATACCCAGGTTTCCCAACATATTGATCTGAAAAATCCCGTAAGATTTATCTCCAGTCTTGGTGTCGTCATTTAAAGCTAGCGGTCTCCCATTAGACTCTACACGAGCAACAGCCCAAGCTGTTTTTAAAGCAATTCCTTCAAATCCTACAGCCCATAATAAATCTTTTAAATCTGAGTCTGCAAGCATTTCTGAATGCTTATAAGTATCATTACTGAACTTATCTAGTATTTCTCTTTTTAGTTGTTTTTCGGTTTTTATTACCTCTACAGGTAATGTGGTTAACGCTTGACTTGTTGTTGGCCCAGGCTGGACTGTAAACATAAATAATGTTATCATTACTATGTAAGACCAGTTATGAGCAACATCACTCAAACGCTCTTTGATTTTCTCCATTGGCATTTCCTCCTCTAGAGATAACGAACTATAATAGTAGCATTGATCGGATAAGCCTGTCAAGCCAGTCAACCAGAAAGAAAACATGGATATATCTTTTTATACACCAAGATCAGGATTAAATCCAGCAGTTGGCTTTGGATATGCATCTCAACATATAGTTAAATCATTACAAGAATTAGGACATACTGTAAAGTGGTCAAATTCAAAAGCTCCAATACAAATAAACTTTACTCAACCTCATTTATATAAGCTACATAAAAACCAATATCAAATAGGATACACTCCTTGGGAATCAACTGGCATGCGACCAGATTGGGTAGATAGATTTAATTTGTGTGATGAGGTTTGGGCAACTTCAACATGGAACTCAGAAGTATTTAAAGAAAATGGCGTTAACAAAGATATAATGGTTTATCCACACGGGATACAGGATGTTTGGCAGCCACGTAAAAGAGTTGTTAAAGATGTTTTTAAATTTTTGCATATTGGGGAGCCCTCTCCCAGAAAAGATGGGCAATTAGTTTTAGATACTTTTGTTAAAATGTTTGGCAATAATCCAAAATATCATTTAACAATTAAAGCACACTTAACTACTTCAATTAGAGTTTACAACGATAAAGGACAACTTGTTTCGCCGTCAGATGTTTATAGCAACGTAAAAATTATTACGGAAGAGTATGACATTGATCAGCTAGTAATGCTTTATCACAGCCACCACGTTCTTGTGTATCCAACTTGGGGAGAAGGTTTTGGATTCATACCGCTCCAGGCTCTTGCATCAGGAATGCCCACTATAACAACTTATCCGTGGGCGGAATACAAAGAGTTTATTGGTCCATTAGCCCTAAAGTCTAACCTTACAGATGAGACTCTTCCAAAAGCAGTAGGAGATCCACATATTGGTAAAATGTTTAAGCCAAATGCAAAACATTTAGAAGACTTGATGTACGATTCAGTTATTAATTTTAAAGCATATTCAGGATACTACTTTGCCCAGTCTCCTAGAATACATGAGCAATACAATTGGATTAAGTTGACCAAGAATGCATTTGGTCATTTAGACAAAAAGTTTCTGTAGCCCTTCCCCTTTGAATTAATATTTGGTAGAATTAGACTTCAACTAAAAATTATACAACCGCAAGGCGGAGAAAAGGTGTTACTTAAAAAATGTCAAAAACTATTGAAAACCCATACGAAAATTTTATTGCATTGTCTCGTTATGCAAGATGGATTCCAGAAGAAAATCGTCGTGAAACTTGGGGAGAAACAGTAGATAGATATTTTGACTTTATGTTAAACCATCTTTTTAAAGAACACTCATATGAGCCAGAATCAAAATTAATTGAAGAGTTAAAGTCTGCAGTATTTAATAGAAACGTTATGCCATCGATGCGATCAGTTATGACAGCAGGTGCTGCATTAGATCGTGATCATGTTGCTGGATATAATTGTTCGTTTGTTCCAGTAGATAACCCAAGATCATTTGACGAAACAATGTATATCCTTATGTGTGGAACAGGCGTTGGTTTCTCTGTTGAGTATAAGTATATTAATAAGCTTCCTGCCGTTCCAGAAACATTTGAAAAATCAACAACAGTTATTGTGGTTGAAGATTCTAAACAAGGTTGGGCAAAAGCATACCGTGAACTTCTTGCGTTACTTTGGTCAGGACAAATTCCAGCAATTGATGTATCTAAGGTACGTCCCGCAGGAGCAAGACTTAAAACAATGGGTGGTAGATCATCTGGCCCACAACCATTAGTTAACCTATTTGATTTTACTGTTGCAAAATTTAAATCAGCAGCAGGACGCAATCTAAAGCCTATTGAAGCACATGACATTATGTGTAAGATTGGTGAAGTTGTTGTAGTTGGAGGAGTTCGTCGCTCAGCTATGATTTCTCTTTCTAATATTAATGATATTGAAATGGCCGCAGCAAAATCTGGCAACTGGTGGGAGAATAATACCCAGCGTTCACTATCTAATAACTCTGTTGCGTATTCACGCAAACCAGAGATGGAGCAGTTTATTGCAGAATGGAAATCTCTATATGATTCAAAGTCAGGAGAACGAGGTATATACAATGTGGCCGCAGCTCAAGCCCAAGCAGCCAAGTATGGAAGAAGAGATCCAGATATACACTATGGAACTAACCCCTGTTCAGAGATTATCCTACGTCCTTATCAGTTTTGTAACCTTTCAGAAGTCGTACTGCGTGAAAATGATACAAAGAAAGATAT